AGGGGGTGGGGCGGGAGCTGCCCCCAGAACCAGTCACTCTTTAGAACCAGTCAATGAACCATTAAAAGATCTTCGTCGCGACTTAAAAATCGCAACGCCGAAAAAGTCGAAATTCAAGTTTTCAGATGACGATATGACCGCAGCAACCTGGATGCGAGATCGTGTTTTACTGATAAACCCGTCTGCAAAACAACCAAACTTGGAATCATGGGCCAATGACGTCCGGATGCTGAGGGAGATTGATGGAAGATCTCTCAAAGAGATTGGTGAGCTATTTGACTGGGCAAACCGGAATGATTTCTGGTGCTCGAACATACTGAGCCCCAAGACACTACGGAAACAATGGGACAAATTAACGCTACAGCGATCCAGACCAGCAGGTAATGCGATGGTGAGGGGTGGAGAGCAAAACCTCACAGCGGACTGCACAGAGGCTTTCAGGATGATTGAGGATGGAGAGATTTTGTGATGAATGGACTTGTGAAAATATCTTGTCATGCTATGATTTGATTTAATCACACATCATGGAGATAAAAATGGAAAATCTCGTTTCTTCTGTCAACGGTGTGGCAGTTGTCAATTCAAAACAGGTTGCAGATCACTTTTCCGCGGCTGGTGGTCATCGATACATTTTGAATGTGATCAGAAAGCTCATTAATGAACTGGGTGATTTTGGAGTGCAAAATTATTTGCTCTCCTCATATATTTCAAAGCAAAACAAGAAGTTAGATTGTTTTGAAATGACCAGAGACGGGTTCACTTTTCTTGCCATGGGGTTGACTGGGCCAAAAGCAAACCAGTGGAAAATAAAGTATCTAACGGCATTCAATGAAATGGAAAAGATGCTTTCTGGCGAAACCAGCGTCATGAAGCAATTGAACCAGGCAATCAAGCTCATGGAAGAAGACAAGTTGATTGCGAGTGCGTGCGGAAAGGGTCTTGGTGAGTGGAAAAAAGCAAGACTTGAGCACATGAAAGAAATCAAGGATTTAAATGAGAAAGCACAATTAATATTGAATTTTGGTGATAAAAAATGAGCGGACCAAAATCATTACTTCAGCTGATGGACGAAAAGGCGAACTCCATTCGTGAATCAAAGGGGTTGCCAGCGGCCCCCGCGAAATCCCAAGTATTCACGGAAAAAGATCAGCAATCAATGAATGTCGTTTTCAATCAGCTGATGCAGATATTCCCTGGACACAAAAAACAGTTTTCCAGAGAGGATGACTTTGACAAATTCAAAGCTCAATTCATCAAAGGGCTGCTTGATTCAAAGATCCGGCGGCGCGAGCAATTCGAGAAGGCCTTCCGCAAAGCTCGCGAGCGCATATATCCAACACTCCCGACGATTGGCGAATTCCTGTCATGGTGCAAACGGGAGCCAGATGATTACGGTTATCCAACATGTGAGCAGGCGCTCTGGGAAGTATTGAATCGATACAAAGACATAAACCCGGCATCCAGGCTTGCTGGCAGGAAAACCAGATATGAGCGCGGAACGATGAAGGCTGATGAGTATGAGCAGGTATTCAGCGAGGTTTATTGCGAAATCGTTTTTGATGCGGTCGACAATGGTCGTGATCTCGCCGCTGAGATTGCCCGCGCCATTGAGTCAAAGCCGACTAAAAAGGAGTCGAGCGCAGACATTGCCCAGTCAAGCCTGGAGTCGATGAAGTGTCTTTTTGGCAAGTCGATTGCTGCGAAATCCGCTGTTGGGCATGAAAGCGATAAGGAAAGGCGGGCGCGCATTATCGAGAAAAAGCTGAAGATGGGGTTCTCGCTATCAGATGACGATAAAAAATTTATGGAATCGATGAAAAAATAGAATCGAAACACCAGAAAATTAACTTGATTAACGGATACATTAGCCCTATATTCAATTGCATTGAATCAAATCAAACAAAACGAGGAACTACTCATGAATGGCTTAATCGAAAATCTAAAAGATATTATTCGTCGTTACGAAAACGACGACGAATGCCAGCACAAAACAGCGAAGCAGTGGAAGCTGGCGGCTGAATTGCTGTTGGAAGATTGTAAGTTGTTGCAATCAATTATTGCGTGTCGAACAGATGGCATATCAAAAATGGTAAATTGTGTGAATGATCGTGATATTGAAATATCCTCACTAAGGCTCACAATTGACGCTCTTAACGATCGCATTGCTGAACTGGAAAAAGCACTAGGACGCACAAGTGAGGATCGTTTTGCAGAAACTAAACGCGCCGATGAACTAGCAAAACGAATTGATCAAGCTTTTGAATTAATTAAAAACCGGAGAGGGGATAAATCAGGGATGTACTCCAACGAAGTACGGAATTTAATTAAAATCCTGAACGGTAAGGACGATGAATAATGAAATACTCAGAGGAATTTATTGCTTATAACCGGATGGTGCATGAAGTTTCAGGTGCGGTTCTTGAAGGGAAGGAAATTGAGAAGCGTGCGCCGTTGGGCGAGGAGCCGTTGGGCTGGCTGCCGTTGGGTTGGGGTTCATACAGTAATAATGGCTCTTACAGAGTCAAGCCTCGCCCAGTAGTAGTGAACGGGGTTGATGTACCATCCCCAGAGGTAACGCTCCCCGCTGAGGGGGTCCAATACTATACCCCAGATGCTAAGGAATCTGATGGTGTTAATACGATATTTAGTGGGGATCTTGAAAACTATGACCTGCGTTTGCTTAGACGTGGGTTGATTCATCTCACGAAAGAAAATGCACTTAAACATGCGGAAGCACTGGGGTTCACAAAATGAGTCGGTGTATTCGGAAGAGTCGATAGATGAAAATTCAAGTTGTTAAGTTTGCTGGTGGAGTTACATCCCCAGCGAGCGACATCGATGCAGAAAAGATGTCGAAGTTAAAAACTGGCGAGCAGTACGAAATCGAGATCAAACAGACCAGAAACCCGCAGTTCCACAGAAAAGTTTTTGCATTTCTGGGGTTCTGTTTTCAACATTGGTCAGCAGATCACACGGAATGCCAGTTTATGGATGAATCCGCGCAGTTCGACACATTCAGGGAGCATATAACTGTTTTGGCGGGGTACTATGAAACCACGTATAACCTGAAAGGCGATGTTAGGATTAGGGCGAGGTCTCTGTCATTCGGCAATATGTCACAAGAAGAATTTGAGCAGTTTTACAGCGCAGCGATCCGGGTGGCAGTGAAACATATTTTTAATGGCACAACAGACGAAAAAATACTGAATCAACTACAAAGTTTTTTTTAATAAATGGAGAAAATCATGAACGAAAAAATTATCGAGATGATCTTGAATGCAGCATTAAATCAACCAACCGCACAGAAAGAAAAATCAGAATTTCCAATGATCGGGAAGCACGTCATCATTCGCACATATTCAGCTGGGTGTTGGTTCGGTGTGCTGTCACAGAAAGATGGCACAGAGGTAATTCTAGCTGACGCTCGACGCATGTTTTACTGGAAATCCGCTGGTGGATCGATCTCGCTATCCGGTTGCGCAGTCCATGGGGTTGTAGAAGATGAAAGCAAAATCGTTGAGCCAGTTGGCAGCGTTTGGCTTGACGCAATCGAAATAACCCCATGCTCTGATGTCGCGATCAAATCTTTGAGTGGTGCAAAAAATGTCAAAGCTAAATAAAAATGACGGCTTCGGCGACGGCGACGGCTCCGGCTCCGGCTACGGCTCAGGCTCCGGCTCAGGCTCCGGCTTCGGCGACGGCTCCGGCTACGGCTCAGGCTCCGGCTCAGGCTCCGGCTTCGGCGACGGCTCCGGCTCCGGCTCCGGCTACGGCGACGGCTCCGGCTACGGCTCCGGCTCCGGCTCAGGCTCAGGCTCAAAATAAAATCAATGCGCTGGTCATTAATTGACCAGCTATCAATTGCAACAAACCATGATCTAAATCAAAAAATAACTAAAATAGCGGCTGACTGTAGGGCTTATGTGCCCTATATTTAATTCATCAAAACGAAACAGAGGAAATACAAAATGAACGTGACTTACAACGGTAAAGACAAAAACTTGGCTGATGCATCAACTATTTACTGGTTTGATATTGATGGCGAAATTTATGGTCTGGTTGAAGCTGGCCCCCTGCCGCCTATCGTGGTTGATTGCGACGGCTGTCCGAATAATGTAAGTGCCGCTATCAATAATGCACTGATTAGTGTTATGACCGCGGAAATGCGCCAAGAATAATTAACCATCCGGGCCACGCGCCCGATTTTTGAGGAAAATGGAAATGAATAAATTAATTGTAATCAATCACACATCCAACACATTTTCAGCGAACCCATATGTCCGCAACTCCCGAGCAGAGTTCAAAACACTCATCGAAGCGGTTCGGTGCACCGGAACCCCCGTAGTTTTCATGGATTGCAAGGGGCGTCAATTTGTCATCGAAGAAAATAAGGGGTAGGCCATGGAATCAAAATTGAATCAATCAATCGCATCGCTGATGTGCGATGGAAAGAAAAGATCGCTTTATGGAATCGTTACTCAGATAGCTGAGTTCGCTGGTGACATGCCGAAAACAACCGATGTTTATCATGCGCTTGATTCTGGAAAAGTTCTGGGGTGGGTAGTAGAAAAATCTGAAAATGATCGCGGTCTGACTGTTTTCCGGTTTGTGCCAAACCTAGCTGAAAACGACGATTAATCGATGGAGGCAATATGATTATCACCGCAATAGTGTCCTCTTTGTTAGGGATGTTTTATCAGTGGATATGCGATAAATACACGATCAGTGAATTGGAATATAAAAACGAGTCTCTTAAAGACGAAAACAAACAGCTCAAAAAAGAAATCGTGATGCTCAAATCAATAAATCCTTATCTCGATGAGCGCACGCGAAATTTATGAAAAGGGGTAACTACATGATGGGATTGGGAGTTTGGATTTGGTGCGCGGCGGTTTGGCACAAAGACGGATCTGGGAAGTTAATTAAAGGGGTGTCGCTGGTTGCGGCGGTTTCGGTTGGTTTTTTGTTCACGATGGCGGGCAAATAGATGACGAATTTTGATTATGTAGACGATAACCTGGCAATGGCCGGGATATCAAAAGAGTTTGTGGATTTTTCGGAAGTTCCGGGTGATTACACTCCGAAGATCGTTTTTATCTCCGGCCCGATCACTGGGATGCCTGTTGGGAATGCTCATGCTTTTTCGTGGGCAAAGCGTCAATATCTGCAAAAACATCCGCACGATATCGTATTGAATCCGTGTGTTTTTCCCGCTGGATTGTCATATGGTTTCTATATGGAGCTCACCCTGCGAATGCTGGCCGAATGCACGCACATCATCATGCTGGATGGCTGGGAAAAATCGACGGGCGCGAATATCGAGCGGGCGTTTGCGCTGAAAAATGGGATTGTTGAAATTAATATTGATGGGATGCAGCATGAACCAACATCAATCAAATAGGAGTAATAAAATGGAACACAAAACATATATTGGAACCAAGATGATCAACGCACACGCAATGAATCGTCAGGAGTACAACGATTTCAGGGGCTGGACAGTACCAGAAAATGAAGATCCGGCGGATGAGGGTTATCTGGTTGAATACCTGGACGGCGGCAAACCGAACACTGAAGCGTATGCAGGCTACGTGTCTTGGTCACCAAAAGAACAGTTTGAAAAAGCGTATCGGCCGGCTTCCGTCCTGCCGTTCGGGTTAGCTGTTGAGGCGCTGAAAAATGGGCTGGCTGTTGCTCGTTTAGGTTGGAATGGCAAAGACATGTATGTCAATCTGAATCCGCCCTATGTTGACGAAGCCGGTCATTTGCATCGTCAATACATGACCTTGAAAACCGCGGATGGATCTATCGCAACGTGGGCTCCTTCTGGCAGCGATGCTTTAGCCGAAGACTGGGTGATAGTGGAATGAATAATCATCAACCGAAAGGAAGCATGTGCGCTGCCTGTAAATTCTCAACCTGCGATTGTTCAAAACTACAATTTGACAAGATGCCAGTTTTAAAAAAATACCCGGACGGAACTAAGGCTGTTAAATGCACTGAGTTCCAGCATGAAAGTAAATTAGGAAGGATAGTGAATCATGGAAACTAAATTTTCGATAGACGAAGAATATTATCAATTTGGTAGTGTAGAAGAAGCATTGGATGCCGCATATTCAGAAGAATATGAATTTCCTGTCACTGTTTATGAACAGAATTTTGAAGAAAAAGACTTGTCATCAGCTATTAACCCAGAAGGGATTTATGATTTCATTTGTGATGAAGTTTATAACTTAATCAGTATTGACGAAGAAGCAAGCGATTATGTTAAACCCATGAATGAAGAAATAGAAAATAAATTCAAAGAACTGTTTAATTCGATCCAAATTAAAAAAATGTGGTTCCCGGTCGGAGACGTAATCACCCATGAGTTCAGTGAATATCCGAAGGATGGTGAATGATGATTGATGGAATAACAACGAACACTATTACGGTTTACAAAATACCAGCCCAAAATAATATGGATATGATAAATTTTTATCTTGAATCGCTGGGGCCTGGTAGGGGTCGAATAATCATTGAATGTTACGGTGAAATTTGGTCATCATTCTGGCCCGCCATGGGATGCTCTATTCATGAATTCGTTTATGAATGCCCATTAAGTTATCTGGTTACAAATCTGTTGCCACCAAAGAGAGCGACAAAAAAGGAAAAGGAATATCTCACAAAGATCTGCCAAATAGTTCGTGAGGCAATAGGTCAGGAATTCACGGAACTGGCAAATGAGGACGGTAAATAATGGACACACACAAAGCAATGCGGCCGATCGATAAGGCTCTGATCGGATGTTTTGGTCGTGAATCGCCGGGCACGAGACTGGTGATTAGCGATGAAAAAGCCGGGATTATTGTTGATGCAATTGGCCGTGGAGTGTCGATTGATGATATAATCTATCAAATGTCAGCAAAAGGCAGAAGTGGTTCAGACAGAAAGCGGATAGCGAAAAACTTGCTACGGAGCCAGATTATACATGACGATGATCTGGCCCGAGAATTAATTCGGGCAATAGCCTAGGGGGAACGATGAAAGAATGGACTAAGGCAGATCGAGCAGCAAATATTTATCCAGTGGCTGCGATGAAGGCTCAGTGCGAAAACAGAGCGATCATTTTTACAGCGGTTGATCCTGAAGTTGGATATGTCGAATTTTACTATGAAGGGATGCCACAACAAGTATATTCAGGAACCGGTGCTGACGTCTTCAGTTGGTTCCACGGTGTGGATGAAGCTGACGAGGACATGTTAAAAGTTCAGGAGTTCCTGGACAAAAACACTGGCAAATCCATTTATGCCTAGAAAATTCAAATGCCCTATATGTGGAGAGCCGTTCGAGAAAGAGCGGCCTTTCCAGAAGTGCTGCTCAATTCCCTGTGCTATCGAGATGGGGCGATCTGAAAAGCAGAAGAAAGAAAAAAAAGAGCTACGTGCTCGCAAAGCGGCTTTGAAAACCAGAGCCCAGTGGGCAAAGGAAGCTCAGGCGGCTTTCAATGCGTATATCAGGGCAAGGGATTGCGGCCAACCGTGCATCAGTTGCGGACGGTTTCATACCGGGCAAATCCACGCAGGCCACTATCTCAGCGTTGGAGCTCACCCGGAACTGAGATTCAACGAAGACAATGTTCACGCACAATGTCGGCCTTGCAACGAATTTCTTTCCGGCAATATCGTAAACTACAGGCCACGACTGATCGACAAAATCGGTCTAGAAAGAGTGGAAATACTGGAAGGGCCACACGATCCGGTGAAGCACACAATCGATGAGCTGAAAGAGATCAAGCGGGTGTACAGTCTGAAAACGAAGGAACTCAAGGGGGTGAGAAATGGTTAAACCATCGAAAATGGGCAGGCCATCCAAGTTCAAAAAAGAATACATCGAGGCAATCATTGAGTTTTTTGATCGGGAGCCGAATCACGTTGTTGAGATAGTTGATGATGAGGGCAAGAAGACAATAGCAACCAATAAATTTGGTGATGCAATTCTTGTGCCGTGCAAGTTGCCAACGTTTGAGGCATTTGCAAGATCCATCGGGGTTCATCGAGAGACTGTACTCAATTGGGCAGAGGCAAACCCTGACTTTCTCGACGCCATAAAAAGGGCTAAAGACATCCAAAAAGAGATCCTGATTCAGAACGGACTGCTTGGTGCATACGATCGGACTTTTGCAATTTTCACAGCTAAATGCGTGACCGATATGAGAGAGAATGCGCCGGTTCAAGATGATGACGACATTCGCCCGGTGAAAGTTGAGATCAAGGTTCGGGACGCACGAAAGCCGCAGGAGATTGATGATGAGTGACGGGCCGCAGGCAAACATACCGCAAGCTGAGTTTCTAATGATGAAAAAGAAATTCAGGGCGTTTGTTGCTGGGTTCGGATCGGGAAAGACCTATGTGGGTTGCATGGGAATGTGCCAGCACTTCCTTGAATTTCCAAGGATCAATCAGGGTTACTTTGCTCCGACATATCCGCAGATCAGGGACATTTTCTACCCGACGATTCAAGAAGTAGCCGAACCGTTCGGCCTAAAAGTAAAAATCAAGACTGGAGACAAAGAGGTTGATTTCTATTCCGGCTCCAGATATCGCGGCACTGCCATTTGTCGATCGATGGATAATCCCAGCAACATCGTCGGATTCAAGATCGGTCACGCACTTGTAGATGAGCTTGACGTAATGAGTCAAGAAAAGGCTCAGCTGGCATGGCGAAAGATCATCGCCCGAATGCGTTATCAAAGCCCCCAGCTAATGAACGGCATCGACGTGACAACAACGCCCGAGGGGTTCAAGTTCACATATCAGATGTTCGTTGAATCTATCGCAAGAGACGAAAAGATGAGCCGGTTCTATGGTCTTGTGCAGGCCAGCACATATGACAACGAGCTGAATCTACCAGATGATTACATCCCATCACTTGAAGCCACTTATCCAGCTGAATTGATCGACGCCTACTTGCGAGGTCAGTTCGTCAACTTGACATCCGGCACCGTCTATCGCTCATATAACCGGATCACGCACAGATCCAGTGAAGCCATTCAGAAAGGTGAGCCGCTTTTCATTGGGCAGGATTTCAACGTTGGGAAAATGGCGAGCGTTATCTATGTGAAACGGTCGAGCGGGTATCACGCAGTCGCAGAACTCGCCGATCTTTTCGATACCCCGGACGTGATCCGGGTTATCACCGATCGATGGAAAAGTGAAGGCCATCGGATCATCATGTACCCCGATGCCAGCGGGAAAAACAGAAAGACGGGTGACGCATCGCAGTCAGATCTGAACATGCTACACAACGCAGGGTTTGAACTGCGCGTGAACAATCGGAATCCGGCTGTAAAGGATCGGGTGCTAGCAACGAATGCGGCGTATGCCAAAGGATTGCTCTGGATAAATGATCGTGAGTGCCCAACTTTCGCAAAATGCCAGGAGCAGCAGGCATACAATAAGGCTGGTGAGCCAGACAAAGAATCTGGATGTGACCACATGAATGATGCTGGGACATATCCAATCGCATTTGAAATGCCTATAATCAGGCCGAAGATCATTCACAATTCAGCACCAATGCCGATCACGACTAACTGGAGATAGCGCAATGGCAATGACAAAAGAGGAGCGGCTTCAAATCGTACATGAAGAAGCCATTCGTGAGTTTGAGAAGATCCAGAGTGCAAGTCGTGACGAGCGATTGCAGTGCTTGCAGGATCGCCGGTTCTATTCAATATCGGGGGCGCAGTGGGAAGGCCCGCTTGGGGTGCAGTTTGAAAACAAGCCTCGATTTGAAGTGAATAAAATTCACCTGGCTGTCATTCGGATCATCAATGAGTACCGGAACAACCGGATCTCGGTTTCGTTTGTGAGCAAAGATGGCACTGATGCCGATCAGCTCGCCGATACTTGTGCGTCTCTGTATCGAGCTGATGAACAGGATAGCGCAGCAGAGGAAGCGTATGACAATGCTTTCGAGGAGGCCGTTGGCGGCGGGTTCGGGGCTTGGCGTTTGCGGGCTTGCTATGAAGACGAAGACGATGACGACAACGACAATCAGCGTGTGCGCATCGAACCGATTTTTGATGCCGACTCATCCGTTTTCTTTGATCTGAACGCCAAGCGACAGGACAAAGCTGATGCAGCCCGGTGCTACGTGCTCACAGCTATGACGAGGGACGCATACAAAGATGAGTATGGCGAGGATATCCCGGCATCAATTCCAAAGCAGATCCATCAGCGCCAGTTCGACTGGTTGACGCCGGATGTCGTATATGTAGCCGAGTATTACAAGATCGAGAAAAAGAATGAGACTGTATATTCATACAGGGATGTAACGGGCGACAATCTTGAGAAGTACACAGACGAAGATTTTGAAAATGACGAAACACTGAAAGACACGCTGGATGCCACTGGCTGGCAGCTGGTGATGCAGAAGAAAGTCAAACGGTGCAGATGTCACAAGTACATCATCAACGGCGTCAAGGTACTGGAGGATTGCGGCTACATTGCCGGGCGATACATTCCAATCATCCCCGTTTTCGGGAAGCGCTGGTTTATCGACAACACGGAACGCATGATGGGCCATGTTCGGCTGGCAAAAGACGTTCAGCGACTGAAAAACATGCAGTTGTCGAAAATCGCAGAGATCGCTGCATCATCGAGCACGAAAAAGCCAATCTTTGCTCCAGAACAGATCGCGGGGCATCAGCAAGCGTGGGCCGACGACAACATCAAAAATTACCCGTATCTCCAGGTTAATCCAATGACAGATGGTAACGGCAGCGTGATCGCTACGGGCCCGACATCATATCTGGAGCCGCCGGAAGTACCACCAGCAATGGCCGCTTTGCTGCAAATCACAGAGCAGGACATGGCAGACCTACTTGGTAATCAGCAGCAAGCCGACAAGCTGGTATCGAATATCGCCACTGAGACTGTGAACATGATCCAGGAGCGGCTGGACATGCAAACATTCATCTATGTTTCCAACTTTGCCAAGGCAATCAAGCGGTCTGGTGAAGTGTGGCTGTCTATGGCCAGGGAGATTTTCATTGAATCTGGCCGGAAGATGAAAGGAATTTCAGATTCTGGTTCGACCGAATCAATCGAGCTTAAAAAACCAATGATGGGAGCTGGTGGTTCGGGCATGATGTTGACCAACGACTTATCAAAAGCCAATTTTGATATCGCCGTTGAAGTGGGCCCTTCATCATCGAGCAAGCGCAAAGCTACGGTAGATCAGCTACAGAAGATCATGACGAGTATCCAGGATCAGGAAACTCTGTCGGTTCTGTCGGCTCTGGTCATGATGAATCAGGATGGTGAGGGTTTGTCTGACACGCGTGACTACTTCCGCAAAAAACTGCTGAATCTTGGTGCAGTTAAGCCGACGCAACAGGAACAGATGGAAATGGCGCAGGCAGCGCAGAATGCAGCAAATCAACCACCTGACGCACAGACGCAATACTTGCAGGCAGCAGCGCAGCAGGCACAGGCGGCAGCAGTTCGGGATCGGTCAAATACACTGCTAACACTTGCTAAGACTGACAACACGAAGGCCGACACGCTGGGTAAAATGGCAGAGATCGATCTCAAGGAACGGCAGCATGCTCTTGAGGTATTTGCACAAATGAACGATAATTCCAATGCGCTTGGCGGACAGGCTCCGGCAGTTGCACCCCAGGCTGGTGAGATGCCAGCACAACCCCAAAGCGGCTACACTCAGCCACCACAAAGTGAGTAGATGAAATGACAGAAGCGATGAAGAAATATGAAATCCTGGGTGATATCGAATTCGAGGAGGAGGAAGAAGAATCTGATGAATTGATTCAAGATCCAAACTCCATCGATCTTGAAATTGATCAGGGTGATGACCCAGAAAGCGAAGAAGAACAAACTGGTGATTCAAAACAACCCGAACCAGAAGACGATGACGATGACGATGAAGAACTCCAAATCACCATCGGCAAGGAAAAGCCAGAGCCGGAAGATGCTGAACGCCAGACCGCCCCAAAGTGGGTTAAAGATCTGCGCAAGGAACACCGGGAAACTGTGCGGCGCAATCGACAGCTTGAAGAAGAAATCCAGAAGCTGAAAAATCCGCAAATCCAGCAAACAGACATCGGGGCAAAACCAACGCTCGAATCATGCGAATTTGATCCGGATGTGTTTGAGCAAAAGCTTCTGGAATGGAATGGCAAAAAGCAATCGGCAGAACGGCAGAAACAGGCCGCAGAAGAAGAACAGCGAGCGCTGCAAGAGTCATACAAGCAGCGTCTTAGTAAGTATGAAACAGGTAAGGCAAGTCTAAAGGTCAAGGATTTTGATGAGGCCGAGGATGTAGTGAAGGATACTCTGTCCGTGATCCAGCAAGGGATCATTATTCAGGCAGCGGAAAATCCGGAGCTGGTTGTGTTGGCGCTTGGCCGCAATCCGAAGAAAGCAAAAGAAATCGCTGCAATAAAAGATCCCATTCAATGCACTGCTGCACTGATCCGACTGGAGGCTCAATTGAAAGTCACGACGAAAAAGAAGTCACAAGTCCCACCACCAGAAAAAACTTTAAAGGGTTCGGGATCTCTGTCCGCATCAACCGATCGAACGCTGGAGCGGTTGCGGTCGGAAGCTGAGAAATCAGGGGATTATTCGAAAGTGATGGAATATAAGCGAAGCAAGAAGCAAAAATAATTCCATTTGTAAAGTAATTTAGCTATAATATTTTCGTCTACTTGGTGATCGTTGTTAGTTGTGGTCACCAAGTCTAAAAGCCTCGCCAGCACAGGCAGTGAAATACATTAAGCGGCGTCCGTCCGGCCCTAATGGATGAGTAAATAGGTAATTATTTCTCACTCACATAGGGCTATCAACATGGCAAATGAATTCAACAAAGAAGAGCGATTGGCTTGGGAACTCATGATGGAAGGGTTCCAAGATGCGATGGTTCTCTCCAAAAATGTCAGCACTTACAACACAGATTCCGTAACAATGGAGCGTACTGGTGATGCGATTTGGCGCCCACAGCCATACATCGCCCAGGCATTCGATGGCTTAGATCAAACCAACAACTTCAAGCAATACACTCAGCTGTCAGTCCCGGCTACACTTGGTTTCAACAAGTCATCCCCTTGGGTGCTGGATGCAAAAGAATTGCGTGATGCATTGCAGGAACAGCGTTTGGGTCAGGCTGCAAAAAACAAACTTGCATCAGAAATCAATCGTGCAGTAATGAACGTTGCGGCATTGCAAGGCTCCCTGGTTGTTAAACGTACCGCAGCCGCCACAGGGTTCGATGATGTCGCATTGTGCGAAGCAATCATGAATGAGCAGGGTATCCCATTCGAAGATCGATTCCTGGCTCTGTCTACGCGTGACTATAACGGCATGGCGAGCAATCTTGCATCACGTCAAACAATGGCTGGCCGTCCAGAAACTGCATATGATCGCGCGTTTGTTGGTCAGGTCGCATCATTCGACACATTCAAGCTGGATTACGCAAACCGTCTGACCGCAGCCGCTGGCTCAGGCATCACCATCAATACCACCGATGCGGGCGCTCAGTTCTACACGCCGAAAGCAACGTCTGTTGCGGCCACTGGCGAACGTTCAAACGTAGACAACCGATTCCAGCAGGTTACAGTCAACTCAACAACCAACGTTGTTGCGGGCGATTGTTTCACTATTACTGGTGTCAATGCAGTGCATCACATCACCAAGCAGGACACTGGCCAGTTAAAAACTTTCCGGGTGATCTCTGTCGATTCATCAACTCAGATGACTATTTGCCCGCCACTGATCACTAATCAGGTGCCTAATGATTCATCTGCCTCTTACCAAAATAGCGTAGTGAACACCAAGGCATCAAACAGCGCTATCGTGTGGCTGAATACCGTGTCAGCATACGCAAACCCATTCTGGCAGAAAGACGCAATTGAGTTGCTGCCAGGTCGTTTGGCCGTCCCAACTGATGCAGGAACCGCAGTTTTGCGCGCAACTACCGATCAGGGGATTGAACTGGTTTGGCAGAAGTTTTACGACATCAACACCGCCAAAACAAAATACCGTCTCGATACTTTGTTCGGGGTGGTCAATAAGCAGCCAGAAATGTCCGGGTTGATCCTTTTCGGTCAGTCATAACATTGAATAACAGCGCCCGGCAAGTCCGGGCATTGTTCACTAAATTGGAGAAAGATCATGCCTTCATTATTGGTTCCAGCATTTGGCAGCGCAACGGTCACAGTTCCAGCCGCCGCTTCCGTGTCAGTTTGGACTCTCGGCACTGCCAAAGTCTATCAGACTGGGAATTATCCACAGCACGTACAAACCAAAAGCCTGCTTGGCACTGTAGCAGCAAATGTTACTGTCCCTGTTGTGTTTGGCCCGTACGCATCAGGCGCGACACTGGTCATTGAATCACAGAATCAGCCCGTTTACTACGAAATTGGCACAGCCTCTCAGGTTCAATACGCGCTACCGTCAGCCGGGTATCAGCCAACCCCGATCGCATTAAATGCCACTGGTGCTCTGACCGCTGCAATGATTCTCGCTGGTATCGTGACATCAACCACCGCCGCCGCAGTAACTGGCACGCTGCCAACCGGTACGGTTCTCGATGCTGCAAGCACATTTGCGATTGGTGATTCAGTCGATTGGTCTGTTATCAACACCGGCGCGACGAATGCTTTCACTGTCGCAGCAGCAACTGGTCACACGATTGTCGGGAGCGCCGCCGTTGCTCTATCGGCATCAGGAAATTTCCGCACTCAAAAAACAGCAGCAAACACTTTCGTCACATATCGCCTGTCGTAAATCAAGGCCGGGGAAGCCCGGCTTTTCTTATTGGGGGTAGCCATGCCACTCAAATCAGGTTCAAGCCGGAAAGCCATCTCTGGCAACATCAAAAAAGAAATCGCAGCAGGTAAGCTGAAAAATCAGGCCGTGGCTATCGCTATGGACAAAGCAGGCAAATCAAAGAAGCGGGGTAAAAAGTAATGGACTATCCACTGATGGTATTTAAGGGTAATGGCCCATACGAACGCGAAAGCGGCACATATGACTACAAGTCAGTTGATTCTGATGAGTCATATCAATCTGCAATTTCAGCCGGGTGGTTCCCGTCTTTGCCAGAAGCAATTGACGGTTTTCTGAATGACACAACGCCAGCGACACGGGCAGAACTCGAAGCCAAAGCAAAAGAGTTGGGCATCCCATTCACCGCCAAAACTAAAGATTCAAAACTGGAAAAGCTAATCAATGATGTTTTGACCGAAGATGCGGACGATGTGGCTACAACAACAGAAGCAGCAACTGAAACAGCCACAACCGAACAGGCAGCAGAAGAAGTGCAGGCTGGTGCTGTATGAGCTGGACTAAGCGCCAACTCGTAACGCAGGCTTTTGAATCAATCGGCTTGGCGGCGTATGTCTTCGATCTGACCGCAGATCAGCTGCAAAGCGCCGTCCGACAAATGGATGCCCTGATTGCTGGCTGGGGGGCAAACGGGATCAGAATTTCATATCCATTACCAACAAAGCCGGATGATTCAGATCTCGATCAGGATTCTGGCATACCTGATTGGGCTGTCGAGGCAGTTTATTCAAATCTGGCAATGAGGCTCGCCCCAGGGTACGGCAAGACAACCCCCGCAGAAATCAAAGTTCTGGCTGATACGGCATATTCAAATCTGGTGAATCAAGCGGCGCTGCCAATTCCTGAACGCCAATTGCCGCAGACGATGCCACGAGGTTCTGGGACAAAACCATGGCGTAATTTCAACAATCCGTTTATTAATCGCCCACAAGAGCAAATCACGGCAGGCTCTGACGGCCCTATTGATATGGACACATAGCTATGTCGAATGTAAATCAGCTTAATGCAGCGGACACAATCAACCAGTCAGATCTTTTTCTGATCTGGCAGCAGCAAAATGGCGACTCTAGAAAGGTTTCGGCGTACACGTTGGCACAGTACATCCTGAGCCAGCTGGTGGCCGGGCAGGTAACTCGCCAGTATTCAGCGCCAAGTGCTACCGGGTTCAGCATCACAGTAACCGACAATCAATCAAACGTGTGGCTGACAATCACCCCGGTGGCCGGTTATGCGGCGGGCACGCTGGTATTGCCTGCACTGGCAAATTCCATTGACCAGCAGGAGATCACCGTGAACTGCACGCAAGCGGTTACAACGCTGACAATCAGCGGCAACGGTTCAACTGTGACGGGCGCACCAACAACATTGGCAGCCAACGCATACTTTAAGCTTAAATATGATGCTATCATGCACGTATGGTATCGGATTGGATAAGGAATGAATCATGTCAGCACTACAACCATTTGATCCACAGTACGGCTCTGGGCAACCATTAACAGCCACGGCATCGTCTCAATACGCGCTTTTCAGTGGCACAAATAAGCAGGTTGTCGTCACGAATCTTGGCACAAACGTTGCCTATGTGAAAGTAACAAATGACACCACAAAGGCGGCATCAACAGCAGATATGCCTGTTATTCCGGGGGCACAGATTACTCTGACAAAGGGCGATGATGATCTGGCAATTGCTTACATATCAGCGGCAGGAACATCACTACATGTGATCACTGGGGAGGGCTGGTAATGCTAAGGGCGGTATCAAACATAATTTATGATCTGCCACCTGCAACTTGGGATCAGATCCTATCGCTAAACACAACAAGCATTCCAATTGGTGCAACAATACGAGCAACCGATCTTTCCATGCATCAGTTCGTTTGGGATGGTAGCAACTGGCAGAGCTCGAATGGGGCACTGATTAAAGTTGGGTCTAGTCGGACACAAACAACTGTACTGGGGTCAACTAGTACATCTAACCAGATTGTTTACACTTCTGTGCTACCCGCTAGTCTGTTGGGCAATAAAGGGGCCCTTCTATTAAAAGCAAAAGCAGCAGGAGCTGCGTCAACAAATGTAAAAGGGTACGGAATTGTTGATTTAGGGACAACTTCTGAATTAGGTTATGCGCGTTCGGTATCTACTGCGACACCTTTTATTGATGCTGATATACGTGCAGTATTATCCTCAAATTCATCAATTATGTCTGGGTTGAAATCAAATGTAACATCATATGGATATTCTGGAAGCCTTAACTCATATACTGTTGATTTTACAGTATCGAGAACAATAAATATTGTGAGTCTTGTTCAAAGCGCGTCAGAGTCTTTAATCATGTACGGATATGATCTTTATGCCGAGAGGATAATTTAATGACCACAAAAACAATCTTAGATGCTGATTTAGCATCGTTTGATTCTACAGATTACCCATGGTGTATTGTCACTGCTGATGGTCATGTTTTTTATCAGAAAGATGATGTTGCAGCATATCAAACTGCGATGGCTGCACTTGGCCTGACTGTTGATGACAGTGGAAATATAGTTCAACCTGGAGTTCAGGGGTAATCATGCAGATACCAGTGCTTAACGGCATTTACACCGATCAGAATTCTGACTTTCGAACATCATATCCAGTGAATCTTGTTCCGGTGCCAAAGGATAGCGGGATATCAAAGGGGTATCTGCGACCAGCTGAAGGAATAATTCAATTCAATTCATCTGATTTGACCGGTATAGATCGTGGTGGGATAAATTGGGGCGGCGTTTTGTATCGAGTCATCGGAACAAAGCTGATCTCTTTTGATGAGTACGGGGTGCAGACGGTATGCGGTGATGTAGGCGGCGATGGGCAGGTAAGCATGGATTACTCATTTGACAAGCTCGCTATTTCATCATCGAAGAAATTGTATTATTGGGATAAATTATCCGTAACCGAAGTTACAGATTCAGATCTTGGTGAGGTTGTTAATTTCATCTGGGTAGATGGATATTTTATGACTACAGACGGGACGTATCTGGTTGTAACAGAATTAAACGATCCCACATCAGTAGACCCACTGAAATATGGCAGCGCAGAAGCTGATCCGGACGACATCATGGCTATCGTCAAATTACGAAATGAGCCTTACGCTGTTGGACGTTACACGATAGAAGCATACAGCAACACAGGTGGAAATTACTTTCCATTTACGCGCATATCCGGAGCTCAAATAATGCGCGGAAGCATCGGAACTCACACGGTTTGCATTCATCAAGAGGGGATCGCGTTTCTTGGTGGCGGGAGAAATGAGCAAACCGCGGTATGGTTTGGCGTAAACGGGACATCAACAAAAATATCAACCCGAGAAATAGAGCAAATCCTTCTCGAATATACCGATGATGATCTGGCTGATTGCTTGATGGAGTCAAGGGTAACGAACTCTCATCAGTTCCTGTATTTGCATCTTCCTGACAAGACACTTGTTTATGATAGCGCGTCATCGCAAGAACTTGGTGATTCAGTGTGGTTTGTGTTGGCGTCTGGGATAGAGCCATATTCCCAGTATCGCGCAAAAAATTTTGTGTGGTGTTATGGGAAGTGGATCTGTGGTGACCCAACATCAAAAAAGATCGGGTATCTTGCCGATGGCATTTCTTCTCATTATGGTGATATTGCTGGATGGGAGTTTGGCACTCAGATCACATATAATAACGGGCAGGGCGTTGTAGTCCATGAACTTGAGCTGGTGTGTCTGTCAGGACGATCAGCATTTGGAGATTCTCCTACCATATGGACTTCATATTCAAATGATGGCATGTCCTGGAGCCAGGAAATACCAAGAACCGCCGGGAAATTTGGAGAAAGAAATAAACGCATCAGCTGGTTGAGGCAGGGATTTTTCAGGCATTGGCGGTGCCAGAGGTTCCGGGGCGACAGTGATTGCCATATCTCAATTGCTAGGCTTGAGGCTAGAATCGAGGGGATGACATTCTAATGGGAGTAATAACGAGGCAGCAATTAGCGACTTTTGTCAAAGATCCGAGAACCCTAAAGGCTCTTGAGGAAACCATTTCCACGGTTATTTCTGGCAATAACTCAGCAGCATTATCGCTGGATGATGCAATAAATTCGGCATTTACTGCCAATGCAAAATCACAAGAAGCCATTGATGCGATAAACAGATTGGCATCAGCAGTGCAGCTACTGTCGTTATCTCCAGCAGCTCATTGTGACATGGTTGTTCCTGTTGATTATTCAGAGCATAGTCTGAAATCATGGAATCCAGCATACAAAGAGGGGCGACTCTTTTATGATTACAATGATCATTCTCTTGCATATTACAATGACGCTCAGGATGTAACGCTCAATATCGGGCGTGAACAACTGGTTCGTGTTTATAACGCAACTGGGGTATCCATAGCAAATGGGCAGATGGTTTATGTTAACGGGGCATCATCTGGATTCCCAACAGTTACGGTCGCGGTAGCCAGTAGCTCGACAGCGGCGAGTGCTATTATTGGCATGACAACAAGCAGTATTGGTATAGCGTCATTCGGATATGTTACCGTTTCCGGTGTGGTGAATGGGGTGGATACCAGCGCTTACGCTGCTGGGACTCTGCTTTATCTGTCGGACGTAACCGCTGGCGCAGTAACAAGCACCGCGCCAGTGCAGCCAAATTACGTGGTAGAGGTCGGAACGGTTTTATCCCAAAGCGCAACCGCGGGCAAGGTAATGATCCGTCTGGTCAGGCGTGAATGGTTTCCAAATCTTGTTGCTGTACTGAATACGGCATCCGTAGCACTGCCAACCACGCCAACAGTTATAAAACCAAACATTACAACACGTGCGGAGGGGGTTGGTTATGACTCATCAACCGGGATATTCACGATCAATCAGTCTCAGAATTACACACTAGCATTCCAGATCAATGCAACTCCGAGTGCGGCAAACAAAAATATTTACCTGTATTCCGAAGAAAACACCGGATCAGGATGGGCTCCAAATCTTTACTCTGGAAGGCAATTGAATTTGCCAAATGCACAGGAAACTCAGGTTGTGGCGGTTGCATCACGTTACTTTGAGGTCGGTACACAGATCCGGTTTTATGTATGGGGTGACGCAACGGTAACGCTGATCACAAGCAACCTGCCTGGAACTACCGCTGGGACGGTGCAAAAACCAGCATTCAGACTAACAATCGCGTAGGAGTGGGAAGTGGCTATATCAATTAAATCTTTTTTACCAGCAAAGTTTGCTGAGAATTCGCAAACATCACAATACGCCCCCGTTAGTGCCCGGGCTATAATCGATAAATTCACGGCGACGAATTCGGGATCAGCTGTTGTGGTTTTTAGCGTAAACATTGTCCCGAACGGTGGGGTTGCGTCTGCATCAAACCGCATTCTCTCACTTCGATCAATTATGCCAGGTGAAACGTACAACTGCCCTGAATTGGTTGGTCATGTGCTTGATAATGGCGCTGCTATATCCACCCTATGCGATACGGCGTCCGCACTGATAATTTGCATATCTGGCCGAGAAGTGGTGTAAAATGTAACCAGGTCGCAATTGAGTGAATGATATGAGCTCTGTCAATGTTGAAAAGGGGATATCTGCCAACAATATGTCTGAAATTTATTCAGACGCTTACATTATTGATGCAATCTCGTTTGGTGATAAAAAACCGTTTCCAGTCATTCACGAACTCGCTGACTATGTTTCTGTTTTCATTGATGGTGAGTTCGTGGGTGCAATATTGGTTATCCATTACAGTGGATACGAAACAGAAATTCATTCCTTGTTGCTGAAAAAATCAAGGCGGTATTCAAGAGAAATATGCAAGTGCATTTTGAAATATTGTTTTGATGAATGCGAAATACTCAGGGTTACGGGGTATGTTATGGAAAAGCTTAACTCAGCAAAAAACAATTTATTGAAATGCGGGTTCACATATGAAGGATTCAGGCGTCATTGCTATATGAAGAATGGAGCGCCGGAAGGTATCCACATCCTCGGGATCACAAGACAGGAATGGAGGGATTTTTATGAGCTCAATCGGTAATGCGATTGGAAGTATTGTTGGTGGCATAACTGGGACGTCACAACAGGCTGACGCCGCCCAGCAAGCAGCCTCAACGCAGGCAGCTGGCGCGCAATCAGCAATCAATCAGCAAAACAGCATGTATGACAGCATTATGCAGTTAATGTCGCCATACATCACATCTGGATCATCCGCGCTTTCACAGCAAAATGCATTACTTGGGCTATCCGGTAATGACGCACAAACGAGCGCAATTAATAATGTGAAAACCGGTAGCGCATATCAAACAGCACTAAAGCAAGGCGAAAATTCAATCTTGCAAAATGCATCGGCTACAGGCGGGTTGCGTGGTGGGAATACTCAGGCAGCGCTTGAGCAATACAGCCCGACATTACTTAATCAGATGGTGCAGCAGCAATATTCAAATCTGAGCGGTTTATCTTCTCAGGGTCTCAATGCGGCAAATTCTCAGGCTGGGTATGGGGCAAACACCGCAAACAGCATTAGCAGTTTATTGACGCAGCAAGCAGCGGCTACCGCTGGTGGTCAGATCGCTCAAGGCAATCAGGTCGCCAATACGTTCGGCACAGCTTTGTCTGGTATCGGGGCGTTAAAAGGCGTTGGTGGCCTAAGTGGACTGGCTGCACTTTTTTAGGAGAATGACATGGCTATTGGCCCAATTGATTACACATCAATGCAAACACAGGTAGACCCTTTTGCTAAATTTGCAGAGGGGTTCAATATTGGTAACGCAATCCGCCAGCAGCAGCTACAGAACCAGCAGCAGGAGCAGGCAGTGCAACTACAGGCGCAATATTCGTCAGATCTGCAATCTGCAATGCAAAATCCAACGCCGCAGAACATGGCTGCTATGATCGCAAAATATCCGGGGCAGAAGGATGCGCTTGGCCAGTCGTTCAAGGTGCTGACCAACGATCAGCAAAAGCAGGAATTGAACAGCGCGACACAGGTCTATTCCGCTCTGCTCAAGGGTAATTACGGCGTAGCAAAGCAGCAGCTTGATAACCACATCTCAGCCATGGAGAACTCAGGCGAGGACGCATCAAGCCTGAAAACGCTTCGAGACACGATGGAGCAAGATCCAACGGCGGCAACCGCACACGCTGGGCTGGTGATCTCATCAATCATGGGCCCTGACAAATTCATGTCAACTTTCGGCGGCCTTGGTGATGAGGCCCGCAAAGAACAGTTGCAGCCATACAACATCATTCAGAAGGGTGCGGAGGCTTCATTGGCATCGACGAGTGCCCAGAATGCGCCACTAACTCAGGATCTCGCTAATCAGAAAACGGCTCAGGACATCGCCAATTCACAGAATCAGCAGCGACTTGCCGAACTTGACACACAGATCAAGCAAGCTAACTCAGAAACAGATCGAGGGAAGTTGCAAATTGAGCGCGATAAACTTCAAAACGAGATCAACAAAACACAGCAGAAATCTGGTGGGTCACCACAAGCTGCACAGGCTGCCATGGACTCGGCCACACAATTAAATTCCGCTGTTGATGATATTTTAGGCGATCAGTATTTCAAAGATTCACTGGAGGGTAACTGGGTTGGTGGCGTTGGCAGTCTCGGCGGCAAGGTTGCCGGATGGTTGCCCGGGACAAATCGAACTGATTTTAACTCAAAAATAAACACGTTAAAATCAAATCTGTATATGGATGCAATCAAGCAGTTGAAAGCGGCTGGCAATGGCTCTACCGGGTTAGGTGCGATGACAGAACGTGAAGGCGACAAAATCGAATCAGCGATTGCAACAATCAATCCAGATTTAAGCCCAAAGCAGCTAAACAATGCCTTACAGGTAGTTAAGTCAACAGTAAACAAAGTGCAGAGCCGACTAACTCAATCTGGAAACTTGCCGCAAAAAGGATCTGGATTTGTCATGACTCATCCGGTTTACGGGACGGTAAGCGAAGGTGATGTGAATAAATTGCTTGAGCAATACCCTGGCTCTACAAGAGAGCAGGTGATTGAGTATCTCAACAAGACAAAGGGGGCTAAATAATGGCAAAGTCACCCAATAGCTACAAAGATCCGTATTGGATGGGTCTGGCATCTACCGCAGAACAGAAAAGCGGTGTAACGCCGGGGCTGCTCCAGTCAATCGTGATCCATGGGGAAAAGTCAAACGCCGATCAGGTTTCTGAAAAAGGTGCAAAAACTCCATTCCAGATCACGCCCCAAACAAGAAACCTGGCGATCAAGCAATACGGCATTGATCCGTACATGTCGGATGAACTGGCGGCGGAGGTCGCCGGTAGATTACTGAAGGATAGCCTCGACCGGAATGGTGGTGATATTTCTCAGGCGGCTGGTGAGTACATCGGGGGCACTAACCGGAAGAACTGGGGGCCAAAAACTCAGGCGTACATTGACCGGGTAACAAATGGAACCGACAAAATCAAGCTGGATAAGCTGGGAAGCGATTTTGCTCAGTGGATGCAGGATAACCCGGCAACAGGGCAAACAACGGCCCCGCAAAGCCAGCAAGATCGGATGCCGCAGGAGATTGATGTAAACTCGCTGCCAGATCAAAAAGTCAGCGGATCTGATGTGCCAGCCGACAATCAAGATCAAAACGTTAATCCTGATCTGGCAATTGGGTTTGGGCAGTATATGAAGCAACAGCAGCAAGCACAGCAACAACCGCAAGTAGTCAGGCAGCCTACACTTGGCGAACAGCTTGCAGGTATCGGGGAAGCTGCTTTAGCTACTGGCACAGGAATGACAACCGGGGCGCTTGGTAACGCATATGGATCGGCATCAGGCATTGCTCAATCATTGTTGAATGGGACATTTGGAACTCAGCAGGCCGCCGATGCAGTGGAAGCAAAAGCAAATCAGGCAGCGCAAAACCTGACATATCAGCCAAGAACGCAAGCTGGTCAGGACATCATGCAGAATGTCGTTTCCCCGGTCATGGAGAATCTCGCACCGATTGCGCCAGAGGTCGCCTCTATTGCTCCGGCAGCGGCAAGTTTGCGAGCAAGCGCGCCGATTGCAGCGGGAGAAGCCGCAAGAGCTGCATCCTTGGCTGGTGACATCGGGAAAAAAACCACTACGGCAGCAATGCGGGCTCCGGCGAAGGTGGCGGAAGGGTTTGGTTTTAGAGAGCCAACGGAAGCAGTCCAGCCTCGCAATGCTGGCGCAGCAGAAACGGAAGCGGCAACCAGACGGCAGACAGTTGCGGAGGCATTACCCGTTCCAGTGCAGCTAACAAAGGGGGCGGCCACACGCGAATCTGGACAACTTGCTTTTGAAAAAGAGCAGATGAAAGGCCCGGAGGGTGCACCGCTCAGAAAGCGGGCAGAGGAAAACAACATACAGGTTTTGGGTAATCTTGAATCAGTTCTTGATAATACTGGTGGCGCGGCTGTTGATCCTGGTGCAACTGGAAACGCCGTGATTAAGGCTTTATCCAAGGGCTACAACGCAGCAAAAGATCAAACTAGGATCGCATATCAGGCAGCAAGAAATAGCGATGAGGCGCGCGCCCCGGTTGATGCGCAGCCATTAATTGATCATCTCAATAGCGTACCCGGTGGTCTTAAAACCACAACTCTTGTCGATCATGCAAAACAGTACGCTGAACGGTTAGGGATCGCCTCCCGTGATGCCGATGGAAACCTTGTCGCAAACCCAACAACTGTTGCCGGGATGGAAGATCTGCGAAAAGAAATAAGCCAGGCGACTGGGTTTGAACCTGTCGAACAAAGAGACTCAGCAATATTGAAGGGGTTAATCGACCAACAAACCGAACCTGTCGCGGGGCCACTATACAAAACAGCCAGATCGTTACGAAAAGATCAAGCAGACAAGTATGAAAGCAGGGCGATTGTTGCGCGACTTCTAACAAACAAAAAAGGCATGAATGATCCGCAGGTTGCAGTAGATCAGGTTTTCAATAAAACCATTTTGAACGGAGCTCCAGAGGAAATTTCATTCCTGAAAGACCTGATGAATTCACAGGGCGTAGATGGGAAACAAGCCTGGAACGAATTGAAGGCCGCAACCGTAAAGTTCTTGCGCGATGAATCAACGAAGGGGCTTGGTACTGATTCAGGTGATAATCCGCTGGTTTCTCCGGCAAAGCTGAATAATGCAGTACAGAGGCTTGATGCAAACGGCAGGCTTGATCTTATTCTTGGCAAATCATCCGCAAATATAATTCGAGATCTGAATGACGTTGTGCAGTATGTGAACACGGTGCCACCGGGAACATTGGTTAATCATTCTGGGACTGCTGGCGCACTTTTGGGCGCAATCAGTGAGGCTGGGCTCACTGGCGCATTAACTGGATTGCCAATGCCGGTTGTATCAATTCTGAGGGCTTTAGGTAGACAGGTGAAAAGCAATAAGATAAAGATTAAAATCAATCAGGCATTAAACAATCAACCGAAGCAATCAAAAGGCAAATTCTAGGGGGGTGACATGATAGAGGAATTAATTGCAAGAGTGTTTGCGGCCCGCAATGCCGCTCACTTACAGCACTGGCGCACAAAGTCATACTCACAACATATTGCACTTGGTGAGTTCTACGATTCAGTGATCGATGGCATTGATTCGATTGTTGAGGCATACCAGGGGGTTTTCGAGCTTGTATCTGTTGGCTCATTGCCAGAACAGAAAAAGCAAACCGACATTATCAGTCTGCTGGAAGATGATCTTTTGTGGATCAGCAAAAACCGGGCGAAACTATGCAAAGGGTTACCAGCCATTGATAATCTGTTGCAGGGGCTTGAGGATTCATATCTGAAAGCATTGTACAAACTCAAAAATTTATCGTAGGGATCCGACATGACGTCTCCAGTTCAGGTTTCATCACCATATGAAATTTTCAATGATCTCGATGGTTCTCCATTGGATTCCGGCTATATCTATCTGGGCGCAGTAAACCAAAACCCAGAAACCACACCCGTTGCGGTTTATTGGGATCGGGCATTGTCCTTGCCAGCTGTTCAGCCAATTAGGACGGTAAGCGGGTTCCCATCTCGGAATGGAACTCCAGCAAAAATATTTACCGATGGGTATTCATCGATCACAGTAAGAAATAAAA